CACCCACAGGGTCGACGCCTGCGAATTGGCGACGATGCCCCAGGAAAATGACGCCCCTTCCCCGCCCTCGATATGCCAATCGGTATCGACAATCGGCTGCGCCGCCCCCCAGGTGAACGCGCCCCATGTCACTGAACCCCATAACGGTCCCAGGGGCGCGGTCGTGATCGGCGTCACGAACGAGACGGGACCGTAATCGATCCCCACGTCGAACGAGTAGCTGGCCCCGTTGTTGTTCGTTTCCACGATGACCCGGGCCGCCGTCAGCCGCTTCTTCAGCGGCGTGCCGAAGTTCTGCCATGCCTGCTGGCTCGCGGCCACGATCGGGCGCGTACCCGCGGCATCGCTGTCCGTAAACCCCACGGCAGCCTGGATGACCTCGCCCGCCGATTTCCCGAAATAGATGTTGTCGTTCAGGATTGCCCAGCAGAGAGCGTTGAGCCCCTTGAAACGCGACCACGACTGCAACGAGGTGTTGTAAACGTGCTGATCGAATGTCTCGTCAGGGTTCGGGATGTTGAAAATGAGACGGGTGGCCGACGGATAGTAGATCGCCTGCCAGCCGAAAAGGCTCCCCCCCGCCACAAAGGCGTTCGTGACGGCCCCGCTTATCTTGCTGCGCGGCGGCGTTTCGCCGAGCTTCAGGGCGATGAGGATCTTGGACAGCTGCAGATGATCGTTGTGGGTCGCGATGTAAACATCGCCGCCATAGCGTGTGATCGCCCGAGGGGAAATCGGCGGAGGGAGCACGTAACGGCCGACCAGCGCCCAGTTGTTGGGGTTCGTCGGATCGGTCCCCGTGTACATCAGGAGTTCGCCCGACGACATGAAGAAACAGGTGTAGGTATCGATTCCTGTTCCCCCGTCGTAGCTCAAGACATCAACCGCGATGAGGCTCCCGCCGTTCGCCGCAACCGTCGATAGGTCGAAAAAGTTGAGCGGCCCCGCGATGCCATTGACGACGCCATACCAGAAGCCGGCATCGCTCCCGGTCCAGAAAAACAGACGGTTATGGATGACCGTCACGCCATAGAGCGTGCTTGTCGAGACGCCGGTAAAGGCGGCCGAGCTGAGCACCGCCCCATCATAGACCTGCATCGAATCGAAGCCGTCTACGAGGAAGAGACGATTCTGGAATACGGCATTTTGCCAGCGGCTCGAGATGAAGCCGCCCCCGAGCACCGTGCCCGTAGTGCCGCCCATCGTCACGTCATAAATCGTTCCGCCACATGCGGCGACCATGCGATTGATTGTAGCCGTCGACTCAAGGACCGCTAGCGTCTCCACCGGAGCCGAGCCATCCCCAATGGTCGCAAAATTGATCGACCCCTTCCGGATGCGGACACCCCCGTAATCGGCGGTCCAGTTGTCCAGCGTGATCGCATCCTGCGGCTCCATCGCCTCGAACGGGTCGCGCGTATTCCATCCCAGATTAGGCGCAGGAACGCTCTGCGGCAAAGATAGCCGCCGGACGCCCCGTTGCTGGGTAGAGACCGCGATCACGGCGTCAGGATTTCCGTCTTGCGCTGGCTGGAAATCGCATTGGCCGAAACCAGCCCATCCATCCAGGTTCCCACAACCGCGTCCGTGAGGATGACGTAACCCAATGCGAGCCCATTGGTAAGCCCGACCCCCAGCGCCGCGCTAGCATTGCATGCGGCCTGCACCGCCAGCTTCTCATCATCCGTAAACCGATAGAAAAAGTCGCCGGAGGTGATTCTGATCGGCTTGGCGGGCGTCACCGCCGGGTCTGGCGTGTTGGGGACAGCGAGCCATTTCTGATATGCGATCCAATCTCGGTTGGACGTATTTTCGGGGATCAGCGCCCCGTCGGCCGTCCGCACCACGCCCTTCATCGGAGACGGAAGAAGTCGATATGCTGCCGTCATCAGAGCCTCGCATCCGCTACGAACTCAAAATTTATCTTGGGCGCAGACATGATGTCGGTCTGCAGGTACATCCCGATCTCCGACGCCAATGCCGATCCCGTGATGGCTCCTCCATTGGTCCAGCCACCGAAGTAATACGACACCACGCCCGCCGTCCCAGCCCCATCGTATATCGAGATCGTTGGCGTTGCGCGCTTGTTCACTTTCCAGAAAGTTGTCCCGCCGACAGGAGAGCCCGCGCTATCTCCCGCGAACGTCACATTACAAGCGCCGGCTCCCACCGCGGTTTGAAGGGCCACGCCATAGTTGTAGCTTTTCTCATAATACCGTTGGCAAAGAGCGAGATCCTCCGCAAAGGACCGCTGGATGAACAGGGACGGAGCGCTACCAATAGTCAGGCTGACCCCGGCAATCGCAAACGTCGCCCCATTCGTCGACAGGAGCGTATTCGTGCATGAGGGCGTCCCAAAAAAGTTTCCCGTTACCCACGCATTGGCGGGGCTTTGAAACGTAGACCCTACGGCAAGAGCAAAATTCAGCAACGCTCCGGCAGCTGCTCCCGTCGTAATCCACCCGCCCGCGATATCCAATGGGATGGCTACAAATTTCTGCTCCCATACCCCCGCACTCGTAATCGCAATATCGAATGGATATGACCGAGTGCCGGCGGCATTCTGCAATGAGCCGCACATGGTATAGGAACCGATTGACGAAATAACGTAAAAGCTCAACACAAGATGGCGCGCCGCCGAAGTTCCTATGGCCCAATCCGTAATGTTGTTGGCCTCGATCGGTTGCGACACTGCCAGGAAATCACCCGCTCCAACAGCGGCTCCCGCGGTGGTACCTATAAACAAACTGTTGCTGAACCCAGGGGGTGCATTTGTTGATTGTTGTCCGCGAATGGTGGCCGCGGAGGAAAGCGTCGCAACCCAGCCGTCAATTATATAGGTGGCTGTCCCCGTGGGAACCGGGACATTCGCGCCTTCATGCTCCTGGTCTATCACCATTCCGGGATTGATCAGAATGTTGTTGGAGGTAAACGAAGTCGACCCCGACGCCCCGACGATCTGGTAACGTATGCCGTCATAAACAACGAATACAACCATCCCCGGCGTAAGCTCGCCTCCCTCAAGCGGAACGCCGTTTACGGATAGATCCTTCGCGCCCGTTCCGTTGACGTTGAGCGTGGCCGGGCCCGTGTTGCCCAACCCAATGCCAACCGTGAACAGGAAGGCGCTGCCTGCGATCAACGCCAGCGGCGTGGCGATATAGGTGAGAACCTGAACGGAGGGAGTGCCGGTTGTCGCATGGATGGCGTTGGTATTGGCGTTGGCGTAGTTCTTCAGCGCATTGAAATCGGCCATGACCTGATCGGCGTCGGCGGTCGTGCCGTTAGCCAGCGTGACCGGCAGAACAGCGGGCGTCGTGTTGGCGCCGATGAAGATCATCAGTATGCCCCTGTCGCGACGCCAGGTAGCGCGAGGTCCGCGAGGCTGCCGATCTGCGGGTTGGTTCCCATCCCCGGCAACGGAGGCACTTGGCCTGTGTATTGCGGATTGTTCAGAAGCCCCGGAGGTGGAGGTGCAGGAGGCATTTGCGGATTAGGCATTGCCGCGCTCTGGCCCATCTGAGGATTGCCGAGTTGACGCGCCAAAAGCGCTTGCTGGAGCAGGGGCGCGATACCGCCACCGGCACCCTGATAAGGATTCCCCCCCGCTCCGGCCAGGATCGATGCGAGCGTGTTCATTTAGCCTCCCCTTGTCGAGCCAACAGCGTCGCCCCGCTCAGCGTGATAATCGCTATAAGCGCAGCGTCTGGATGCGGGTGAAGCGAGCTGCACACCAAGCAGTATATTCCCACACCGCCAAGCCCAGCCGCGATGACGCGCGACAGAATGCGCCCAAACAGCATGAAAGCGTCGCGATATGGACTCATCAACACGACCCTCCGGTTCCCCAATAGAGGCGTTGGTTATGGCACAGTGCGGTCAGCGTGCTACTAGACCAAAGTGAATTATCGACAAACCCGGTTTCCTTCAACTGAAGAATAATCGATCCTACATTTGGGTCGAATATCGTAGGGTTTCCTGATTGTAGAAGATTAGACGCCGAATATGTCGCGGTTGAACCGTCAATGTTGACAGTGCTACCGCCGCCGGTGCCATCGTTTAGGGCACAATTAACTGCGTGAAAAGCATTGTCGGGAGCCGATATAGCGCCCCCTCCACCATCGCACTTCATTGAATTTACCGCCGCTGCGGAAATGTTGTTTTGAGCATTTCCTTCCGCCTCTATGAAAGCGGTAATTCCTGTTGACGATGTCGCTCTTGCGCCTACTGTGGTCATTGATAGTATTTTACTGGCGTTAGGATTGAACTGGTTATTCGATACAAGACTGGTCAATCCCGCCGTACCCTGAGACCTTACGATGCACGAACCCCCATCGACGCATCCGGTAAGCAACAACTTAGGTTGCTTTGTCGCGTTTCCCTGTACAGCATCGCAAGAGGCTGCCGAGCAAGCGTTTCCGTTTGTTTGGTCGTATGCTTTTGTGATCCACGCCCAAGCTGGCGCGGTTACTATAGAGCCAGCCCCCAGGGTTTGCGATGGCGCGATTGTGTAGGTGCCGGCGCCGCCCGTACCGGTTCCGGCCGCTGTAATAGATGTAAACGGTGCAGCGCCCGAAATAGGCAACCCGACCGCGAGGTTTCCCTTCGTGCAGGATGCGACAGTCATTGTCGTTGTCGTGATCGACGCTGTGCATGACGAATCGTTATTGAGCCATGCCGTCACGGTCGCAGGACCGGAGCAAGGCGTTCCGACCGTTAGGTCAAGAGACCCATCTGTTGCGATCAACGGGGAGCAAGATGCATTGTCGCTCGGTCGGCGAAGATCAAGCGCCTTTTGCGTGCCGGTTGCGGCAACGGCAGCACTGAAAGCGCGCAATCCATACCATGCGGTGAACGACGAAAAGTCTCCTACCCCTTGGAAATGCTGTGATGAGGGGACATCCCAAAGGATATTCGATTGCATCTGAGCATAAAGTGCTGTTATCCAAAATTGTTGGGGACAATATATTGCACCCCAGAGAATAAAGCCGGTAGAGACAGCAGTAGCTAATAAGCGGCCCATTAGTTCATAGTCCAAGTGCCGAGATATGAGCCAACGAGATAGTGCGTCGCGTCGAGCCCAACGAGGCATAGCTTGTCGCCGACTGCTCCACCTGAAACCGCCGTTCCGGTGCCCGCCGTTCCGTAGGTCAGAAAGGTCGTTTTCTCGTACATCGCGCTTGACCCCAGGGCAGCAAAGGTGATGACCGTGGCGACGTTGTTGTCGTTGCGCACGCAGAACTCATCGCCGGCCGCCGGGACAGGGAGAGTGATCGTGCATGTGCCGGTGCAGACAAAATAGCCGCGCGGGGCCGAGAGCGAGACCGACGTACCCGTTGTCAGCGGCGTTACAGCGCCTTGCGGCGTGCAGGAGCTGCCCGGTGTGCATGTCGTGCCGTTGATCGTCGTCGATGCGGTGCTGGTCACGCCAGCCGAGGCTGTCTGGGTTGTATTATCGACCTTACTCAGACCAAAGACGCTGCTGCTCGTTCGCCCAATCGTCAAGGCTTGCGATCCACTTCCGGGTCCAGCCGTCCCGTCTCCGGTTAGCTGGGTAATTCCACCGCCACCGGCGACTGCCGTAATAATCCCGCCCGACGCGGTAATGGTCGTGCCGTCAACCTTGACTGCTCCGAAGGTGCTGGACGACGCTTGGGGAATTGCCGGCGCCGCGTCAGATCGCATGGCGGTTATCGCCGTACCGTTGACCGCCGTAGTGCCAATGGTTGCCGATGGATTGGCAAACCCGGTGATTCCGCCACCTGGACTGCACGAACCGCCGAGCGTGCAGGTCGTACCATTGACGGTGAGCGAGGGGCTTACAAGGTCCGTATTGGCAACTGAGGCGCAGGTCGCCGCGCCGCTTGCATCAAGAGAGCGAGGGAACTGGTTGGTACAGCTCGTGCCTCCATAAGCTCCCGGGGCGCTTGCTCCGGCACCCAAAACAAGCCCGGTGATCGCCACCTGGTTTGGGAGGCCCGTACCGTTGCCGGTCAGAAAGGCGTTTGCCGTCATGGTGGAGAAAAGTGTTGCTACCGATCCAACGCCCGGGCCCGCCGTCACCACACCCGTCAACTGGTTGATGCCACCCCCGCCGGATGTCGCGGAAACCTTGGAACCGACAACGGTAAGCCCGGTCGAAAAAGTGATCGGCCCTTTGAGCGTCGTGTCGGCAAATGCCGTCAGCGGAACCATCAAGAACGCGAGCAATATGAGGAGTTTTTTCATCACAGCGCCGGGAGCCATTGATCGATCGCCTTATCGTACTGCCACGACGAGCCACCGTTCGCGGCAAGGACATAGGGACCGCCGGACGAACCGGCCATCGTCGCCGTTCCGGCACCCACGATCGTCAGGGCATCAAGCGTCTGTGTCGTCGAGACGCGGAAGATCGCGCCATCCGAGGGATTGGGAGGCATCACCACCGTCAGGGTGGCAAGTTCGCCAAGCGGATCGATGCGGAATGCTCCGAGCCCAGCGAGAGCAACGAGTGTATCGCC